ATTTTTCTGCTTGACCGTAACTAACAGTTACTGATTTAGTCTCACCTGAAAAAGCTTTTATGGTTTTAGTCAAAAGAAATTCACTTGGTAAGCCATTACTTATTTCACTAATTACTACATCAGTAGGATCAAATGAACTTGAAAAAGAGAAGTCAACTTTATTTTCTATAAAAAATTTACTATTACCTGATACCGTAGAGGTAACTATACTATTCTCACTAGTTACTAAAGCTTGATTCCAATTAGGCTGGTTACTAACCGGATCTGCTCCTATATTTTGAGTAAAAGTTAATTCTACTTCAGATACCGTAGTTGTTTTAGGTCTATACCCCATCATATAAGCCATACTATATAAATTACCGGGATCTTTTGCATATTGCAAGAAAGTTTCCTGTAATTGAGTATCTTGATAAAAAGAAAGAATATCCCCTACATAAGCAGCCATCTCTATAAACATAGTTCCAGGAGCTGTAGGTGAAAAATCATTATAAGAATCAGGAAAATAATTTTTAGCATATTCTATTAATTCCTGTCTAAAATCTGTAAATTCTCTAGCTACGTATTTTATATCTCTTTTTTCTGCCATTATTGTTCAAAGTTTATTACTACTTCATCACTTATATTAGTACTTCTTATAGCATATTTAAGTACTAAAAAAACTGAATTACGATCTGGATCTCCTGTAACTTTAAAATCAGTTACTATAACAGAAGGGAAAAAATCTTGTAGACCTCTATTAATTATATTAGCTACTTCAGTTATAGTACCTTGATCAATATTTTCAAATAACAAATTACGGATAGGCGTACCAAAAAGAGGATTCATATATCTCTCTCCTTGTCCCGTTAAAAGATAATTAATTAAATTAGCCTTAACTGCTTCTTTAGTTTCGAAAGTAGAATTAAAAACTGCCTTACCAGAAAAAGGTAGAGATACCCCTATTGCTTTTCTAGGCTGCAGATCTATAGGATAAATTTTCTTTCTATTGAATGCCATTTTATACTACTCCGTACTTTTGTTTATCTTTTTCTATTGCTTTATTATATACTTCTCCTGCTTTTTTTACAAAATTTAACTTAGTTATATCTATTCCCGGTTGGTTATTTCCTATGCCCATAGAATTAGCCATTGAGGATGCAAAATTAGGCTTACTTACCATATCAGAAGTACCTGTATAAACGTTTCTATATTCTTGAGATGTCATAGATTCTTTAGTCTGATTTAACATTTCAGTTATAGAATTTTGATTTTTTGAAGAAGGTTGTTTATAAGTTATTTTTTTACCTGTTGGTTTACTAGCTACTCGAACGGCTTCATTTAATATTTCTTGAAGCTCTTCTCTCATAGCAGTTTTTACTTCTTCTCTTATTACTTTTCTTAATTGTTCCAGTTTCATAATTATAAATAGTTAGTTTATGGAAGTTGATTATTTATTCTAAATTTTAATTCGTCTAATAGTATTTCAGTATTAGAACTAAATGAGGGTTGACCTCTTAATACTATTACCCCTATATTATCTTTTGCTATTGCTACTCTTCTAGGTATAGTAGTATCTAAAGAATTATCTTCTATAATACCTAATACATAGTCTTTGCCGTTATTAGCTCTAAAAGTTAATTCATCAGTACCTAAAGTATCTAATTCTAAATTTTTTGGAGGTCTTATTTCACTTAAGAGTCCTTGTATCTCGTCTTTTAATTCTTCTTGTTCTAATTCTTCAGCACAATTAGCTACACTAACATTAACATTTTCTAATATATCTCTGGTTTTTCTTATGGTAGGTTTAATTGATCTAGCCAACGCTCTTACAGAAGCTAGGTCATCTTGCAAATCTTCTAATAATTTTTTACCTTCTACTAATCTATCAGCTTGAGTAGTAGTATATCCAGCTGTTTTAGTAGAAAATAAACCTCCACGATCGAAGTCTGAAAAGGATGGGCGATTACCTATAGCTAATTTTGTGGGATTACGTTTAAGTAAACGTATCAGTCTTTTTGCTGCTCTAATACCTTTTTGAAGCTTTCCAGGTATAGAATCTATTCTATTAACTATCTTTAAAATTTTATTAGTACTACTTAAAAGATTATTTCGTACTTTTGCTATCTTAACTAAGTCATCAGATTTAGGGCATTGATTAGAAAACTTATTAAGTAGTTTTAATGATTCTTCTTCAACTCTTGATTCGATTTCTCCCTGTAATCTACCTATAAGATTAGCTATTATACCTGATATTTGAGACTTACTTGGCATTACTCAGTATATACTTTTTTAGATTTGAGTTGTGATGGTCCGTTAGGATTAATTATTCTTCTTAATGCTCCTATAGTAGCTTTAGCTTGTAGCCCTCGTTTATTTATTCTTGGTATTGCATGACCTTTGATAGTTTTAGCAGCTGCCATATCATCTGCCATACCAGACAGGATATTTAAAATACTATTAAGATACCCTTCCAATTGATTACCTAGCACTACTGGTTCTTTAAAGTTACTACTAGCTTCTCTAGACTTAGCTCCTAAAAAAATTTGTTCGCCATCTAAGCAAATAAAAGATGTACTATCTAAGTTTATACTGCCCCCAGTATTCATTCCTATAGATTCTACACTAGATAATTGAATATCATTAGTCTTTGCATTCAAGAAAAGTCTCCCTCCATTAATTAATACTTGATTACCCCTAAATACATCAGCTGCTATTGGAGCTTCATTATAAGCTTTCCTTTTTTCATTAGCTTGCTTAAGAGGTATGCTGTGATTCGATACCATGTAGATAGACGAATTATCTTCATTAATATCTTCACCTATAGTAATAAATCCTTGTTCTGTCTCTCTTTGACCATTACTAATAATTATTATAGGTTGACCTATATTATCAACATCAACCCAAGGATTAGATCTTGATCTTCCCCCAGTAAATCTAATAGACTGGCCTTGTCTTCCTTCGAACTGTATATCACCGGGACTAGAACCTATAGGGTTAACGTTTCCTAATTCTAAGAAAGATTTTTTTTGAGTTAAGTCTATATTTTTATTATTATTTAAATCAGGGTAAAAATTATTATTAGCATTATTCCATATATTGATAATATTAGTATAAAACTTTCTAGTTCTACCGCCAACGTCATTACCAGAAGGTACTGGTTGTGGTTCTACTTTAACTATTTCTCCAATCAAAGGAACACTTTTGATATGAGAGCTGTATTGATAAGCGAAAGGTAAT